TACGGTGAGGATAGAGATCACAATATTTCTGCAATTAATATATTTCCTAACACAGGAGATTTGTTAATTTTTCCAGCAAACCTAAGACATGTGGTGTATCCGTTTAAAAGTAATTGCACTAGAATTTCTATGTCTGCAAATATAAATTTAATATGAAAAAAATTATTGTAGTTGGTGGTGGTTCAGCTGGGTGGATGACAGCTGCTACATTGATAAAACATTTTCCTGATAAAAATATTACACTTATTGAAGCCCCAAACTCTCCTATTGTAGGTGTGGGTGAAAGCACACTAGGTGGTATAAAACATTGGGTAGAATTTTTAGGTATTGATGAAAAAGATTTTATGAAAGAAACTGATGCTAGTTTTAAACTTAGTATAAAATTTACGGACTTTTATAAAAAGGGAGAGGCTTTTCACTACCCGTTTGGAAAACCTAATTTAGAAAATTGTAGATCAGGTTTAAATGACTGGTGGTTTAAAAAATTTTTTAAGCCAGAGACACCGTATACAGATTATGCAGATTGTTATTTTCCCACAATGGCTTTAGTTAATAAAAATAAATTTGATAATAAACCCATTCCAAGAATAGGTTTTAATCCTAAAACAGATGCAGCATATCATTTTGATGCTGTTAAGTTTGGTGTTTGGTTAAAAAATAATTTTTGTATTCCAAAAGGTGTAAAACATATTGAAGAAGAAATAGTAGATATTAAACAAAATAATAATGGAATAGAGTCTATCAATAATCATAAAGCAGATTTATTTATAGATTGCACTGGTTTTAAATCTTTATTATTAGATAAAACTCTCAAAGTTCCTTTTGAATCTTATAGTGATATCTTAGTTAATGACTCTGCTTGGGCAACACGAATAAAATATACTGATAAAGAAAAACAATTAGTGCCTTATACAAACTGCACTGCTATCGAGAATGGATGGGTTTGGAACATACCTTTGTGGTCTAGAATAGGCACAGGGTACGTATATTCAAGTAAATTTGTAGATGATGATACAGCACTTCAACAATTTAAAAAACATTTAAAGCAAGAGGATTTAGATTTTAAAAAAATTAAAATGAGAATAGGTATACATCAAAGACTTTGGGAGAAGAATGTGGTTGCCATTGGTTTATCTGCAGGATTTATTGAACCATTAGAAAGCAATGGACTTTTTTCAGTGCACGAGTTTTTAATTAAATTATTAAGAAATTTACAAAGAGATAAAGTTTCTCAATGGGATAGAGATAATTTTACGTTTAGTTGTAAAAAAATGTTTAGAGCTTTTGCAGAGTTTGTTGCCTTGCATTATGCTTTATCTCATAGAGATGAAACACCTTACTGGCAGTATTTAAATAATAAAAACTGGGCTGAAGAATTAATTAGTCTACGACCACAACTAATACATGGGTTTCAATTAGCTGCTTTTGATAGAGATAAAAATTATAGGTTTGAAACAGAGGGCGGTTTACATTGCATTGCAACAGGTATGCATTGGTCTCCTACAGACTTGCCATCATTGTTTTATGTAAACTGTAATGCGAATATTGAACATTGGAAAAAAGATTGGGATAATAATATTTTTAAACTTGAAATAAAAAAAATACTTTACAATGATTTTGTAGAGGACGTACCAACACTAAAAGAATATTTAGAAAATAATATACATGTCAATTAATAGTCAATATTGTTATTGGTATTTTAAAGGAGCATTAAGTCAAAAGTTTTGTGATGATGTTATTGCAAGAGGAAAAGAAGAAAAAGAAAAATTAGCCATAACTGGTAAATATCAAAAATTAGGTTCTGATAAATTAACAGATCCTCAAAAAACAGATTTAAAAAAACTTAGAGATTCAAATATTTCTTGGCTTGATGATAGTTGGATTTATAGATTTATACATCCTTATATACATGATGCTAATAAAAATGCAGGATGGAATTTTGACTGGGACTTTTCTGAAGCTTGTCAATTTACAAAATATAAAATAAATCAACATTATGGTTGGCACAGAGATTCTTGGGAATCATCTTATAATAGATCTCAAAATCCCAACTATAATGGTAAGATAAGAAAATTATCTGTTACATGTCAATTAACAGATAGTTCTGAATATGAAGGAGGTGAACTAGATTTTCAACCTAGAGATACTGAAGATGCTAGTCACATAGTGCCGTGTGTTGAGGCAAAGACAAGAGGGTCTATCATAGTATTTCCCTCTCACATTTGGCATAGAGTTAAACCAGTAACAAAAGGAGTGAGATATTCTTTAGTGCTTTGGAATTTAGGATATCCATTTAGATAATATGGACTTTGAGAAAAAAGGATACACCGTGTTGAAAGGAGTTTTGCCAGAAAAAGTAGCAAACTTTGTTTACAAATACTTTTTAATGAAAAGAAAAGTTGCAGATATTTTTTATAAAAATAAATATATCCCACCTAATTCACCTGAGTGGGGTATATGGACAGATGCACAAGTTCCAGGAACATATTCAGCTTATGGTGATATTGCTATGGAGACCATACTCATAGAAATAAAACCTCTTATGGAAAGAATTACAAATAAAAATTTGTTTGAAACATATGCCTATGCAAGAATATATAAAAAAGGAGATGTGTTACATAAACATACTGATAGATTTAGTTGTGAAATATCTACAACTTTAAATCTTGGTGGAGATCCGTGGCCTATTTATATAGAGCCAGGAATTAAAATAGATTTAGATCCAGGTGATATGTTAGTTTATAAAGGTAATTTATTACAACATTGGAGAGATGAGTTTACAGGAACTGATTGTGCACAAGTTTTTTTACATTATAATGATGTAAATACAGAGGGGTCAAAGAAAAATAGATATGACGGTAGAGTTACTTTAGGAATACCTAGAGAAATAAAATTTAATGTTTAATTAGTAGTTTATTAATTTCAGGTAGATAGGCGTATTTTAAATTAGAGTTGCTCATCATTTCTTCTAAATCTTTTAAATCTTCAACAAGAGGTTCTCCTGGTAAATTTAAAGAGGTATTTAATATAATCTCAAAATTTGTATGATAACTTAGTTCTTTAATAAGATTGTAATAATTAACATTTTGACCTTTATCTAAAACCTGTAATCTACAATTATCATTATTGGACAATATGTTTTTAAATTTTTCTTTGTATTGTTTTCTAACATCGTAAGTAAACAACATGTATCTACCATCTCCCTTGTGTTCAAAAAAATAATTATTTAATTTTTGTTTTGTTACAGTGGCTGCAAAAGGTCTATACCATTCTCTTTTTTTAATTTTATTAATCTTTTCTAGACAGTTTTTTGCAAACGGGTTTATAAGTAAACTTCTATTTCCAAGTCCTCTTTGTCCTTGTTCTGACCTATCTTGAAATAAAGCCACAGGTTCTTCTATTAAAAGTTTAGCTACCTCTTTTATGTCAATATCTTTAAGTTCAAAATTATTAGAAAAGTTATGGTTATATTCAGGTTTAAAACCTAAATATATTGTGTCTAGTTTTTTTAATTTATTATACATTAACCAATTAGCAATTCCTAAACTAATGCCTTGATCATTATTAAAAGGGTCTACATGCACATCATATAATTTTAACAACTTAGTATTATTAATAATATTTTGAGCAAAACCACCAGTTATTGTAAGTTGTTTTTCTATATTAAATTTTTTTATTATATTTAAAAAAACTTTTTCGCATATTTCTTGAAATGTTTTGGCAACGTCTTTATTTTCTGTTGAATAGTTGTAGTATAATTTAGATCCAAAATCGTGGTCTATGTTCAATTTATTATTAAATTGTTCTCCATTCCAAATTTCTTTCTCTATCTCTGTATTAAATTTACCATGGGTTGATAGAGCCATAAGGTGACCTTCTTGGCCAAACAACCAACCAAATTCTTTTCTCATAGCTTCATAAACTCCTCCTAAACTATATCTATGAAAATCAGTAAAAGTAATTATATTTTCTAAATTTTTATATATTGAAAGATACTCATAACTATTTCCTCTTATTGCACCACGACCATCAGCCACGATACAGTTGTCTATAGGATTTATTAATGCAGAACAATGTGCATGATATTTGTGATGGTCTAAAAGTATATCCTCGTAAAGATTATCTATGTCAATAATATTATTTCTTAACAAACAATGTTTCCACAACGGAACACAATGATCGTGCAAACCGCTAATATAAACTTTTTCAAATTTAAATTGTTTTAATTTATTTATTAATTTTTTTTCAACCGTGGCATATCCTTTAAATCTATTGAAACGCTCTAACTGGGTATGCACAAATATTTGTTTTGAGTTGTAAATAGTCAGAGAACCATGATGACTAGCATGAATAGCTAAGTAAAACATATATCTTTATGAATATTGATATAGCAAAATACAATGGAGTTGACTATTGAATTATTAATAAATCTGATATAATACCCAATAAACGGGTTTTTTTATATGCTACAAAAGATAGGTTTTCAGCCAGGTATTAATAAACAAATTACAGAGACAGGAGCAGAGGGTCAATGGACAGACTGCGATAATGTCAGATTTCGTTATGGTATACCTGAAAAAATAGGTGGTTGGAAACAACTAGGAGATAACAATTTAACAGGAGCTGCTAGAGGTCTACATCATTTTGTTAATAGTTTAGGAAGAAAATACGCAATCATAGGGACCAACAGAGTATTGTATGCTTTTTCTGGGGGTGTATTTTATGACATACATCCTATCAAATCTACAACCACGCTTACAAGTGCTTTTACCACGACCAACGGATCACCCACAGTAACAATAACTTTTAGTGGTTCTCATGGTATTTTAGAAAACGATATTATACTTTTAGATAATTTTTCTACGATAACTGATTCTAATTTTGGCTCCTCTGATTTTGACGATAAAAAATTTATGGTAGCATCTGTCCCCTCAGCCACAACTTTAACTATAACAATGCCTTCAAACGAATCTGGATCTGGTGCAACAACCTCTGGTGGTATACGTGTCCAACATTACTATACCGTTGGACCAGCTGTTCAAGCAAAAGGTTTTGGTTGGGGACTTGGATCTTGGAATGGAACTGTGTCTGGAGCCGCAACAACTACTTTAAATGGAGCATTGTTAGATGATACCGCGGGAACAGGTGGATCAGGAACATCTATAACTTTAACAGACGCTACTCAGTTTCCAAGCACGGGTACGAATTTTATACAAGTTGGCAATGAAGAAATATCTTATACAGGTATTACTGGAAACACATTAACAGGTATTACAAGAGCGGTTAGAAACTCTACAAGATCAGCACACTCTGATGGTGCCACAGTTACAAATTCATCAGACTTTGTTGCTTGGGGTGAAGCTGCGTCTGGTGACTTAGTATTAGAACCAGGTATGTGGTCAATAGATAATTTTGGTGACAAAGCAATTTGTTTAATACACGATGGTGCAGTTTTTTCTTGGGACTCTAGTATAACAAATGCAACTTCAACAAGAGCCGCTATTATAACTGGTGCACCAACTGCATCAAGACATATGCTAGTGTCTACCCCTGACAGGCACTTAGTATTTTTTGGAACAGAAACAACTATTGGAGATACAACTACACAAGATGATATGTTTATTAGATTTTCTGATCAAGAAGATATAAATACTTACACACCTACAGCAACCAACACAGCAGGCACACAAAGATTAGCAGACGGATCAGAGATAAGAGGAGCTATTCGTGGTAGAGATGCAATTTATGTTTGGACTGACACAGCTTTATTTACACAACGTTTTGTTGGATCTCCTTTTACATTTGCCTTTTCACAAGTAGGCACAAACTGTGGATTGGTTGGACAGAATGCATGTGTAGAAGTAGATGGTTCTGCATATTGGATGTCAGAGAATGGTTTCTTTAGATATGCTGGTAAATTAGAATCACTACCATGTTTAGTAGAAGATCATGTATACGATGATATAAATTTAGAATCTGGTAATCAAATGGTATCTGCTGGACTAAACAATCTTTTTGGTGAGGTCATTTGGTTTTATCCAACTTCCTCATCATCTGTTATAAACAGATTGGTTGC